CTAGACCAATTGAGTTAAGGGCCCTAACTAGGACAAATATATTACTATTTGTCCACAATCTTCAACGAGGCAGGGCTGTAACCCAACCTTTCTGCAACTTCTGCAACGGAGAGTTCGACCACTTTCTGTTCAGGTGTCACCTTGAGCCTCCAGTCATGGCTATACAACTCCTGATGTGTATACACAACAGCTACATTATTAGAACATTTTACTATTACCACTTCTTCTTCCAAAGTGGCAATAACTTCCAACGTACTTCCCTTTTTTGTCAGCTTGTCTCCCTTCTTGAAGACTTTGTAATTTTCAATTTCCTCTTTTGTCATGTCCAATAATTTAAAATTCCTAATATTTCCCCTTCTCATACAATCCTCGTTGCCAATACTTACATACCATGAATATTTGTATCCGAGTTTATCCCTGGCATTTAGACGAACTTCGCAAGAAACCCCACAAATCTTCAGTTTGTGGGATGAATTGCGTTTTTTTTTAGAATTTTATTTGTTTATTTCTAAATTATTTGTTATCTTTGTGGTATGAAATATAGAGCATATAAATATAGAATATATCCGACTAAGCAACAGGAGGTGCTTGTTGCAAAGCATCTTGGTTGCTGTCGCTTCATCTATAACTATGCTCTTGATAAGAAGGTGAAAGCCTATCAGAAAGACAGAACTAATATATCTTGGTATGAAATCAAGAAAGAACTGCCTAAGATGAAGAAATCCGAGGAATATTGCTGGCTTTCTGAGGTTAATTCTGCTTCTTTACAAATGTCTCTTGCCAATCTTGACTCTGCTTTCGTTAAGTTCTTTCGTGAAAAGAAAGGTTTTCCTAAGTTCAAGTCTAAGAAAGACAACCGGCAGAGTTTTTCCATACCGCAGAATACGAGAGTAAAATTCGATGAAAGCAGGGTCTATATTCCCAAATTCAGAGAAGGGATTAAGGCTCGCTTCCACAGAAAGTTTGAGGGTCTTGTCAAGACATCCGTTATCACACGGACACCGACAAACAAATACTATATTTCCATACTCGTTGAGGTAAACGAGGAAGATGCGAAGGCAAAGCCAATCAGCGAAAGCAAAGCGGTTGGTATTGACCTCGGCATCAAGATGTTTGCCGTTCTTTCTGACGAAACGGAAATACAGAACCACAAATATCTGAAATGCTCTATCAAGAAGGTTAAGCGTTTGCAGCGTTCTCTCTCCAAGAAAGCCAAAGGTTCTAAGAACAGGGAACGTGCAAGGCTCAAACTCGCAAGGGCGCATGAAAGAGTTTCCAATCAGAGGAATGATTTTCTCCACAAGGTTACGCATGACTTGGTATCGCAGTATGACACCATCTGTCTTGAAACGCTCACCGCAAGCAACATGGTGAAGAACCATCACCTTGCGCAAGCTCTCGAAGACATTGCCATACACCGTTTCAACACCTTGCTTGAATACAAGGCGAAGGAGAATGGTGTGAACATTCTGCGAATCGGAAGGTTTGAGCCTTCTTCCAAGATGTGTACGTGCGGTTATATCAACCATAATCTAACTCTTTCTATGCGACGCTGGACTTGTCCTGCTTGCGGAGCTACCCATGACAGGGATTTGCTCGCTGCTAACAATATCAAGCGTTTTGCGTTTCACAATATACATACCGCTGGAACGGCGGAAATTAAAGCGTGTGGAGACATGAGCAAGGATGCTTGCGCAGCCCACGAAGCCCATGAGTCTTTAGCTCATGGGTAGTTCACTGTTTTATAAACCTTAAAATTTATGAATTATGGCAACGATACGTGAAATTCAAAAAGAGATTACTCGACCTACCTCGGTAGCAATAATGCTTGTCTTATTCCAAGGATTTCAACTTTTATTCCCAGATAAACTAACTCCTGAATGGAAAGATTGGACGTATAGTGCCATTACCGTAATCGGGGGTACGGGTTTGTTGGATAAAGCATGGCGAAATCGCCACATTATAATTAATAAAGTTAAAAACGTTTTTAAAAAAGGAGGTAAAAATGAACAATCTGAAAGAAGCCTTGACGAGAATTCTCAGGGCAGTTGAAACCGGAATGAAGGCTTATGCCGACGAGAAAATTAACACCGCCGAATGGATTGGTATTGGTACGAAAATTATTGCCTGGATTTGGATTTTCCGAAATCTTAAACTTATTTGGGCAGATATTGTAAACGCCACACCGGAAGCATACCAAACGATGCACTCAGAACTCTGTACTTCGTTTGATATCCCACAGGATGAACTTGAAGAAAAACTTGAACAAGCCTTGTCGTTAATCCTTTTGGTAGTGGCAATGATTTGGGGTAAAAAGGAAACCGAAATGGCTTTGAAACTTAAAATGACAAATTTTGCTGATTTAAGATTTAAGGAAGTAGATGCCACCGCTTGACGACCGTACAAAGAAAAAGGAACTAAATGTAACTTTGAAGATTAGTTTTCATAAGTTACATAAGATAATTCGGCGACTATGCAGGGGCAAGTCGTGCGAATAGTAGATTTTTTCATTTTACAGTTTGGTTTTGATTTAGAAAAGGGCTGAGAACGTTGGTTCAAAGCCCTTTTTTATTTTAGCAGTACATTTACACTACTTTACACAAATAATGTAAGACAAGCCGCGACACCATGTTGATTTAAGTTGTTTTAACACGCCAATAAAACCCTTTAGCCGTATTATTAATTCCTCGTACTACTCTACGTATAGCTTCAATAGAAATCTCGTTGGCACGGGCGGCATCCGATATACTTTTGTATTCGTGGATTACTATTCCGTTTTTAACCTGCTCAATAGCAACATTCTTTTTTACGTTACCCCGTGTACTACGACGGAAATAACCTATTTCGTAAACGTAATTAAGATATTTTTCAACCGTAGTGAACTGTTCAAACTGTAAAGGTACTTGTCGTAATATTTCTGACATAGCACTTTTAATGACTTTTTCTTGGTATTGTTGGTCTGTTAAAATCATACAGGTACACTTTCAAATAAATGTAAAATCAACGTATCATTATCAAGTTTAAACGTACCTATATACACGTATCTATACCCTAATATACGTTCTATTTGTTGTCCTGTACCAAACAAATAGAATTGTCGTGGTTCTAATCCTACTTTCTCATCAATCAAACACCAAATACACATTGATCCCTGTTGTGTTCCAACATATAGGATTTCAGCATTTTTTGGTAAATGTATTGTTGAAGTAAGTTGTATAGGGATTTGATATTTAAAAATAACATTATTCATGATCGTTCAATTACAGTTATACTGATTATTGTTTTTCTTACAGTTTCACGTTGCCATTCAAAACCAAATAACTTTTCAAACCAAGTACATTTTTCAAAGATAGGTTTTGTTTCTACTTTTTCAACGGAATAAACCACATCATTTTTTGTACCTTCAACTATTGTTTTTAAAGCATCAATAATTGTTGTATCAATCGGTGTTTTCATCTGTTATCTCCGTTACCGTGAATCATACCTCTTTCTTTACGACTTGCTAATTTATTAATATTCATTTTAGCGATTGTTTCCAAGTCATACCCAATGTCGTGAGCAAGTGCATTGATATACCAAAGTACATCACCAAGTTCTTTGGCAAGTTCAAGTCTTTTTTCATCTAAAAAAATTCCTTGTTCGTCACGTAAGACTTTACCTACTTTTTCAGAAACCTCACCTGCTTCACCCGACAATTTCAATGCCGGGTAAATAATTGACCAGCGTCTGTTATAAACAGCCGTTGATAATGCCTGTTCTTGATACTCTTTAAATTCCATAATTAAATCATTTTTTAGTTGTTTTATTAATTTGAAAACCCATTCCTTCGTTAAATCCCACCTCCAATGCCCGCATATAGGCACGGTTTAGGATGGATTGTAGTTCTGCAAGAAGCTCAGGGGATACTGATAGCATTGGTCTTGCATCAAATTCTTCTTTCATCTCCTCCCAGAACGGGAGGTATGTCTCTTTAATTTCTTCTGAAAATTTGTGTTTCATTCCGTTCCCTCCTTTCTTTTTATTCGTTGTGTATATGTACAGTTTTTCCGTACATATAAGTAGTTATAGGGCATTTAAAAGAAACTCCTTAAATTCATTTGTGATGTAAAAAGTATCTTGATGCCATTTACCCCTATAATAAACACCTTGTATCTCGAAGGGCTTGTTTTCTCGTTTATCAGATTCTTTTATATCAGAAGGGAAGTAATAAACACCGTCATAATATAAACTTATCGCCCCAAACTTATTCGATTTTCTCGGCTTGTTTTTATACACCTTTGGTTTTTCAAACAAGTTATCAGTTAGTTCGGTAGTTACTCCTGCGTATGTTGTTTTTGTAGCCATAATAAAAACGCCCTATAACACTATGTAAAAGTAATAGCCGTGTTATGGGTCTTATTTAAGCTATTACAATATCTTTAAATTTAGTTTTCAATCAATTGGTAGTGCTATAAATCGGCTACTACTCTTACATTCAACGTTATGTGCCATTTTAGCGACCAGACACAAACTCTTTTATCCAGTAATCTGATACCATAATAACACCACCATATTTATTTTTATACCAGTCCATATAATCTGACAAAATAATTATTTCATCAACTGTTTGTTTTGCTTCCTGCAAAGTAGATACGTGAATAGTATCATTAAAATTTCTGGCTCCTGCCTTTCTAATGCAAATCATATCATAATATGCTGCATCACTAAATAATTCATACCCTTTGTAATTTTCCATTTTTAATTAAGATTTATGAAGAAAAACGGCACATAACAGCACCTAACCAAAATTGGCGGTTCAGTGGTTATATGAGCGTTTCTGCTTCGGTTTAACATTTGTTTTTAATTCAAGATTTGTGCTTCATAATCGCCAACTTCGGTTAGCTGCAAACCGTTATAGGCAATAAAAATTACTTAACAACTCTTACTGTATAACCATTTATCTTTAACCACCAATATTTAAGCCAGCTAATTTCAACCCATTCACCTTCTTCTAAGTGACCGAAGTAATGGGCAACATATCCACCTTTCCAACCTTCGTATTTCATAATCGTAATTTTAAAAGCCTATAACAAAGTGTAAAATTAAAAGCACAATATAGGCGTTTATGCATTTAATCTAAGTTAGTGGTTTGCGCTTCAAATCTTACACAAACCGTTATATGTCATTTTTATTCCGCTCAATCTTGTTTCTTATCATATCTCCTTTTGCTAAAAATTCAGGATCATAGTATCTGCTGGGATTCTTGAGGTGTATGTAAACCCTATCTATTGCCTCTCTCAGATATAAAATGTACTCATCCTGCGCTTCAATTATCTTATTCTTTTGCTTAAGTTCATCGAAAAGAAATTTGATATAGGGCTCTTGCTCTTTGATGATTTTGACAACAGTACTACCATCGTTAAGCAGACACCACTCCGCAAAGGCTTCTGTTTCCTCTGCCGTGTAGGTTAATCTCTTTAAAGCATCCCAAACTGACGGACACTTTATCCTTTCTTGACGGATGTACTTTTCTCCAAATTGATTTATACCTTGAATGGTAATAATTTTACTACCATCAGGTAACTCTTCAAAACTTAATTCTGCTGTCATTTTGTTTCCTCCCAAAGTTTAATCACTCAATAATTCACCACATAACAAACATCTCTCCGGTTTACCACAACCACCGTAAACCATAGCGTATGGATGTACACATTCTTTCTTACCCTCACCCTCTTTGTACAAATTGCACTTTGTACATTGCAGCATCATCGTGTTATCCCATTCACCAATAGGGAGCCAATGGTGGTCACATACCTCTGCTACCACCGTGTCAATGTTTCTTCTTGGTCTATCTCTCAAAGCGTCTGTATAGCCATCTCCATAGGCTTTATCAGCACAGTATTCTGCATATTCTTCAAATTGCCTTATGGTCATTGTAACAAAAACCTCTGATTGGTTAGACTCTCCAACAACCTTTATTACAGGTATTATCTTCTTAGACATTAAATATTCAACACTTGTCATTTTGTTTGCCTAATTCGTTACGTAAATTACTATGACTTTGTAATAAAAATAATTGTGTGGCTTTTTCTTCAAGCCATTCAATATAATCTCTAAAAGGTACTGATTCTTTATAAGAACCTGTTTCAGATTTAAAGGCAATTTCTAATACTTTTTCATCAATGTTTCTCATATCTGATCTGTTATTACGATTTTTACAATAGTTTTCTTTAAAGCATTCTTTTTCCAAATAAAGGATCATCTACATTTGAAAAAACATCATAGGTAACGTTACCTTCAGAAGCACCTACTATCATTTTGATAGCATCAACAATTACAATATCAATACAATTTTTACTCATACTCTGTAATTATTAAGTAAATGTGAAAAAAATAAAACAATACCTATTGCAACAGCAAGTCCTATAAAAAATATGACAAGACACCCTGTACAACCTAAACCATAATTTGTATCAATCTTTTTCTGAAAATTTTCTGCTTCATCAGAATTTTCCGGACCATCTAAGTAATTTTCCATATCAATTAATTTTTAAAGGTTAGTTAAAAAAGAGGGTAGGGATTACAGAAAACGTGGAATCAATGATATGTCAAATACCCTACCCTCTGAGAACGCCGACTTTAACCCATCGTAGGTTTTTTCCTTATTATATTTAATACTTTAGTCCAATGAATTAATTGGTCATTTGCACCAAGTACAATTTTCAAAATTTCTTTTGAATATTTACCTTGTAATTTTTTACGCATCGTATTGGTACAATCGAACGGCGTAATTCCGTATTGATCAAGTATTCCTGCTAAATCGTGAATATTGTTTTTACAGAATTCCAAAGACTTATTACCATATTTTTTATGTATATTTTCAGCTTTACGTTGGGCACGAAAATCATCAAATGTTTTCATTATGATTGTTTTACTTGTGAAACACCATTTTTAATCGTAACCGTAAACGTACGATCTGCATACGAAGCGTAAGTAGGTTCGTGGGTTATTATAATAAACTGAATACCTAATTTTTTAGAAATTTCCTTTATCATTTCCGAAGCATTTTCCTGATACTCGGCACTCAGAAAACGCATAGGTTCGTCAAGTATGATTGTATTGCGTGTACGTTTTACCGCCATACTCCAACTTGCAATACGTAAAGCAAACGAAGCAACGTCAACAGTACCTACACCTGAAGAATCTAAAGGTTTGAAAGTGTCTCCATTCCTTTCAAATAAGATATCACATTCATTTTTATTACGTCTTTTTACCAAATCAAGTTTGAGTTTGTAAGGTTCTGGGAAAATACTTTCCAAAGCTAATGTAGTAATATCAGATATATGAAACTGTAATTGTTGTTGAGTCTCAAAACCAACAATACGAATAATTTCATAGGCTTTTTGTAAGTCTTCTGACATTTTACGTTCCTGTTTAATCTCAGTACGAAGGGTTTTAATAGAACGTTCAAGTTCCATTTTTTTACCTTTTAATCTTTCTAACTTATTACGTACTTCACTCAGTTCCATTTGCATTTATTTTTTCATATTGTTCTTCAATTGTATGCAAACCTTCTTCAATTTCAGCAGATAAATCAGCAATTTGTGATTCTAACTTTTTTAGTTCTTTCTCAGCCTGCTGCAAAGTAGTACAATTAAACTCATCTTTTAATTGTTGAAACAAAGCATCTTTCTGTCCTTTTAATTGAAGTGTCTTGTCTTTGGCTTCTTCAATTTCTTGTTTTAATTCTAATAGTTCTTGTGCTTTCATACTTCAATAAATCTTTGGATTATTTGTCTAATGTTTTTGTCAATCTTATTTTTAGCATAAAACCTCTCCAGGTTTTTTGTAAAAGATATGTCCATATCCATATCGGTGGTAAGTCCGGAAACAAAGGCATCTATCCTATTGTTTCTTTTTTCAATGATATCAATATGTTCACGACTAATTACATCGGGCCCTGCAATAGGTAAAAAGATTTGTTCATACGTGTGTTTCTCAGTATCATACAAAAACACACAAGGTTTATGATCAATTTGTGAAGCAGTCCAACGAAATATACTACCTGGATTTATTAGTATTCTGTCCCTTAATTCCTGTACAAAGGTAACGTGATTATCTCCTGTAAGAATTAGTTTGTATTGTGGGTATTTTTTAAGAATAGCCCTGGCTGATAGTTCTTCACATCCAGGAAAAGGTAATTCATTTTTATAAGTCATTACGTGCCAAACCAATATTCCTTTAAATGAATCTGTAACAGGTTCTTCCCCAAAATGAGTTCCTTCTAATACAGTAATACGACTTGATGTGGAAAGTACATTTATACCACTCTTTTCTGCAAGATTTAAACTATGTTGTGGTAAATCGTGATTACCATAAATCGTAAAGAAATATTTTGGTAAATGTTCAATACACATTGACAGTAGATAAGGACTTGGTTTCCAATGATGGAATAAATCACCTGAATGTAGTACAGGACAATTATAATTTTTTGCTAAATTAGCAATCCAATCAATCTTTTCCCATTGGGTCTGCCAATAATCGTCCAAACGGCAAACAGGTTTTGTTTCTCGAATATGCCAATCTCCGGTTAATATTATTTTCATATTCTCTGACAAGTTATTGTTACTTTCTTTTTTAAATACATCGGATGTGGTACAAAAGGAGGATGTTTAACACCTTCAATATAAACTTCAGGTAGGGGTATATTTTCTTCAACTATGGAAATTACCTTACCCGAAATACCATAATCAATTTTAATTATAGGTTCACTATGTCTATAATTATTCTTTACGGTTGTTTCCCAATGGATTAATTGGGGATTTTTATCAATATAACCTGTTCCTGTAATTCTACTTTCCCCATTTTTTGGATATACCGTTACATTACCCTCTACGTTGATTGTAAACAAGTTATCTACTGTTTCCTGTATAGATGCTAATGGGTTCGGTGGGATTAATGGTGTAAAACTTTCAACCGTGCCATCCATTAATTGAACATCTGATTTAGGTAGGAATGGCGCTAATCCAAGTAATGCACCTAAACCTAAAAGTTTTCTACGTTTCATTTTCTTACTACCTCTACCATTCGATTAACTAATTCTTTTGTTTGTACGGGTAAACTTGAAGAATTAACTTCAATTAATAAACGGTCAAGTGCTGCATTCCACGCTTCGTCCTGAACCCCTTTAATCCATTGTAACCAATTACCGGAGTTCTTTACATAGTCAATTCTTAATTCATTTGGCGTTCTCATTTCATTTGTTTTTAAGTTATCTTCATACACATATTCAATAGTCATATTTCCAAACACAGTTGCTACATAATGTTGGAATTTTTTCTATTTCTAAATCTGTTGGCATGATTTTATTTTTTTAATTTGGTTCCACATAGAGGACAAGTGTCCGGTAAATTTGTAGTGTATTTAATAGTTAATTTATCTACGTTTTCTTGCGATGTCAATATGTTTTCTTTAACTTTATTATAGTTTGTTAGTAAAGTATTAAGCCTACTGTATTTCGTTGTAAGAACGGCTTTAGAATTAACTTTGGTAATTAGTACCTTTACAGGTTCCTCAAGTTCTAAATACCCTGCATATATTTGAATCTTTGAATTAACAGATTTAATGGTTTTAATCTTCTTGGCTAAACTTATATAACGTTCTTCAAGTTTTTTCTTATCTTCAATTTTACCAATATATAAATCTACAATAGGTTTTAATTCAAGTATAGCAGATTCTTGTTTTATTTTAACAAGAATGGTTTGGATTGAAATAATACGGCTGGTTAATTCCTTTTTATATCTACTTAAAGTATTTCTTCGTTTTTCAAGTTCTTCAAGTCGTTCAATATCCATTTCTATTTTTTCTAATTCATCGTATGCAAGTATTTCTTGTTTTTTGGTTTTTAATTGTTCCCGTTTAATCTTAATTGACCGTTCTGTATCTTTAATTTCTTTTTGAATATCCTTAATACTTTTGTCAATTAAATCAATACCGGCAACTTTGTTCAAGAAAGCTGCTACCTTACCTGGAGATTCACTTAAAAGAAAAGGTGTGTCAAGTTGTTGTTGAAGATTTACTTCATCCATATTTAATACCTGTACTATTTCATCAGGTACATTAGCCCCTATGGCGTTAAATTTAATAACTTCTTCTTCCCCTGTATTTCTTAATACATAATTATTATGATCTCCTTTATTCCTTGCAATGCTGTGGGAATCTGTTTCAATGCTTACGTGTGTATTTCCTCCCCACGTACTGCGAAAAGAATCTCCAGATGGTTTATTCCACACTACCCATCGTAAAGCACGTATAATAGCAGACTTACCTGAATCAGTTGGTCCTACGATGACGTTTAACCCTTTGTGGAATTCCAGAAACGACTTTTTGTGGCTTTGAAAGTTTCTTATTGTCAGATTGCGTATCATTTTTTCTGGTTCTTTTTATTATAGGTTTTTCTTCTTCAATACGTTTAATTCTTCTTTCATCAACTTCAATAAATCCTCCTCTTGTATCATTTTCAATGGTTTGCATAGTGTCCCAAAAACCTTTTCCTTTATTTAGGTTGGGCCACCATTTAGCAATCATCCAAATTTTAGTACGTCGTGTTTTTACCCAATAATATCCAATCTCTCTTTGTTTATTCATTTCGTCTTGTTCTTTTAATTGGTTGTAACGTATCTTTGTCAATTCCTTGTTTTTTTAAGAACTTTAAAAATGAGGTATTATCTATCGCTAAGAATATTGCTACGGGTTTAGTTACTTTATTGGTTACAAAATCGTCACCGTTTTCGTAACCAAAATAAAAGTAATCACCTTTTTTCTTGGAAAAAGCGTATTGAGCATTTTCCTTACCATAAAATAAAGGAACCCATTTTTTAAGGTGTTCTAAAATATATTCATCATCCATCTTTTTCTTCTTTAATTTGGGTAAAATGTTGTAATTGTTCAATATATTTTGCCTTACATAAAGGGCAGCAATTCGATAAAGTAGCCCTACTTGCCGAAGTTGAACTAATCGTACTGATTGATTTATCAACCTTTTTACCGCAAAGTGTTTTGTTGCCTTCTTTGATATGGTACATTATTTTAAAAGTTTTAATGTAGGTGACAATCCAACGGCAGTACGATAAACCGCAATAGCATCGGCAACGGCTTCGTCGTGATATTTAATATTCTTCCAAGGTACGTCATACAGTTTTTTAATAGCATTAATCATTTCTACTTTAACTGCAGATTTTTTACCTAATACAAATTTTTTGCTATCCATTTCACTGTACCACTCTACAGGTATTTCTAATGTATCTGAAATAGTTTGTATCATACCGGCAACAATACCTACCATCATTGCTGCAGAAGCATTTTGGCTACCGTGTGGTGCTTCACTTAAAATAAAGTCTACTTCGTGTCGTTTAATAAGACCTAAAAGTATTTTATTTATTTCACTGATACGGCGAACCGTATCATCAGATTTACGTATTCTTTTCTTTTTATGTTCAGGTGCTGTTTTAATGCACCCACATTCTAAAACTATGTCATTTTTCATAACACAGTAGCCCCAAGCAGTGAGAGAAGGGTCGTTGGTTAAAACAACTAAATGTTTATTCGTTCTTATCCGCATTACGTTTAACGTATTTGATGACAGTTTCTCTTTGTGATTTGGTTAATGTACTGGTGTGCATCTGGATTTTAAGGTATTCATTTTTAAAATCCTGCGGTGTCCAACCTTTATAAAACTTATGGGTAAAGGTTCTCATATTAGACCGTAAATCAAATATTTGCTTTTTCATAACAAGTCTGATAAATATTCTTCCTTATGATGTAATCGTTTTGCAATGTTTTGTGATTCAGTTTTGGCTTCTTTAGTTTCAACTTTTTTAGTCTTTTGATCAGCCAAATACCAATCTACACAATACAAATGATTAGCGTTTTTAATTAGTTGCTCATCATTTTTTGTCATAATCCTATTTTATTTTGCATAAATATCATAGCAAGAACGACACAAAATTATGCCTGTGTCTGATTCTGTTTTTATTTTTTTATTTACCATAAGATCAATATATAATTTAAAATTTTCAGAAAATATAATATCACCACAACCTGCACAAGTTGATAAATTACATTCAGAAGTATGCCAACATAAATACGGAATTATTTCAACTGTTAATTTTGTCATAGTTTCTCTTTTATATCTTCTAACTTTCTCATAATACTCACCATTCCAAAGGCTATTGTTGATAGTAAAGCAAAGCATCCAAATAAGGCAATAAAAATAAGTGCAAGCCATTCATTTGTTTCCATAATCACCCTTCCAAATTAAAATTTGGTAATCTTTCTTTTACTTTTAAACATAACTCATTAACAGGAACCATAGCACGTCCAGAATAATCTTGTCTTGAACAAGCATCTTTTAAAATATCACTACTAAACATTCCTATTTGAGTTGCCCGTAATACTGCTATCATTTTTGCTAAATTTCTACCACAAATATCATTATACAGAACATAAATATCTGTTCCATAAATTCCATAGGTATCCATTAGTAAAACCATACCTAAACCACCTAAAACATTATCAGGATCAATGTTGTTTGGCTTTAATAATCTCATAACAGCATCCATTGCTCCTGGATTTCCATTGGACATTTTCATGATAACGTTCCTTGTGTTGTCCTCTAATTTAATTCTTTCAGTACTCATCTTTGTTTTGGTTTACGTTCACTTACAAATTTTTCTTCAATTTCTTCCCATAAATCAATTACTTGTTCACGGAGTTCATTAGCACGTTCATCACGTTCAATTATAGCAATAGACTTTTCTAATCCTACATCTAACTTTTCCTCATTAATAGTATAAGTTGTATTTTTGGTAAAGTCTTTGATGAATTGTAAATTAGCACGAATGTCATCAATACCATAATCAAACAGTATGTAAACAGGAGCAGAATGAAAAGGTTTCCAAACTGAACTTTTATGTACTTCGATTTGTGTTTCAACACCAATTACTCTTGTAACCTCCCTTCCTGCAATTTTTTGTTTTACTTTAATCTTTTCAGGTGTACCCGCACGTAAACGTAAAGATGAGTAAAAACCAACACCAAGCCCTCCAGGAGTTGTATATTTTTGTCCATATTGACCTGCATCAAGATTTTGTCTTACTTGATTACTTGCTACCATCAGCAAGTTATTTTTGGCTAATATACGACAAGTTTTACGTAATTCTTCACTAAATTCTTTTGCACGACGCATTCCCATTTTATCACCATCTTTGTTATCCATTTCCATATCAGTGGAAAGTGCTGCTAAAGAATCTGCAAAGACACCATTAATTGTTCCTGTTGGCTTCCATTCCCGAACACCTTTAAAAACCTCTGTTACAGTATCTGGTGTAGTGTAATCAATTCTATCAAAGTCTACATCAAACATTTGGGCAAATTGTTTGTTAAGTCGTGCCTCTGGGTCGTGAAACATTATGTCCCCACCTTTCCTTTGTATATCTCCAGCAATTTCACAAAGTAGTACGGTTTTACCTGCCCCACTTGGACCAAAGATTTCCATAAGGATACCTGTTGGAATACCACCACCTCGTATCCTACCACCGCTAATGGCTAAATCTAATAATGTACTGCCGGTAGACACAACCGTTTCCAGGGAACCATCATATTTCTTTTTACGTGTGGTTTTTCTGGAATGTCTTTTTATTTGTTCATTTAAAGGAATCTCATTCTTTATCTTTTTCATCTTGTACTTTTTCTAAAATTTGGTCAATATACTTATCATCAATCCCTTTAAAGTGGAATTCAATTCTTAAAGAATTTAAAAATCCTTGAAAAGATCTATTCTTCTTGGGTAAATTTCTCCAAGTATCAAAAGCACGTTCAGAGATAGAATTAATTAAACTTTCTTTTGTAATTTTCTTTTGTTGCTCAGAAATAGTCCAATCTTTCAATAATTTTGTTAAAATAGAGGTTTTGGTAATTCCTTTAGCTAAACAAAATAAAGAAAGAAAAGAAGATATATCTTTTTGAATTTTAAATCCAATGAGAGAGGTATCTTCGATACCCCTCTCTCTTGTCTTAGTTTTAAGTAAAACCATAATCTTACTTTTTCAAAGATTGTTTCTTAGCCGCATAACATTCGTTCCAAAGTTCACAATCTTCACATTCATCATATTTATTGGTATCTTTACCAAAACGATAATCGTGAGGACAAGTAAGTTCTTTCTTTCCCTTTTTAGGAGTTTCTTTCTTTTTGTCTGCTACGGCTGTTTTACGTTTACGTGGAGCAGGTTCTTCCTCTTCCTCTTCCTCGTCTTCGTCCTCTTCCTCTTCCTCTTCCTCGTCTTCGTCCTCTTCCTCTTCCTCTTCCTCTTCCTCTTCCTCTTCCTCTTCCTCTTCCTCGTCTTCGTCCTCTTCCTCTTCCTCTTCCTCTTCCTCGTCTTCGTCCTCTTCCTCTGGTTCAGGTTTTACAGGTTTTTTACCTTTCTTTACAGGTTTTCTTTCTTCCTCATCCTCATCCTCTTCCTCTTCGTTATCTACATCATCATTTTCCATGAACTTAGCCTTCAGTTCATCATAGGTAAGTACACGCAAACATTCATCCAAACAAGGAATTTCATCAATAAACTCATCATCATATTGTTTTGATCTGGGTTCAAAATCAAATCTTGTTGGTTCTGCGAATTTGTTTCCACCAAGATTGGTTTCTGCAAATTTAACACTAACTGAAGCACCTTCATAAGGATTTGGAAATGTTTCAAACTCCGGTTTATCTTCAAGTTGTTCAACAAATTTTTCCTGGAAAAGGTAATCTGAAAATTCAAATAATTGAAGTTTTCTTTCTTGTTTCTTTCCATTAATTTTTGTGATTACAACAGCGTACAAATTACGTTCACTTGGTTTTAATGCTTTTATTGCATCCTCATCCGCTTCAGGATCCTTCTTAAGTTTATCCCGGTATTCACAAATAGGACATTTCTTTCCAAAAGATTGTAAACAAATTTCAGAACTGTTTTTAGCACCAACGTTTCTGTGGAATTTAAAAGGTCTTTTAAACCAATAAGTACCTTCCATTGCTATACCTTTTTCCTTGTCTTTATCAGGATGATTTTTATCCTTTACAAGGTATGGTAAAATGTCCATAACAACTTTGGAATCTACTTCTGGTGTCCATACATCCAACCCATTTGTAAGAAGATGTCCATAACCAAAACCTTTTTTTCTGGCTGCGGCATTACTACTGATTTTTCCTGCAAAATTAAACTTTTTCTTTTTCATAATCATTAAAATTTAAGATTTACGTATTCTAATTCTCGATTCACTTTCTTTTCTTTTTTCTTGTTTTCTTTCCCTTTCTCCCTGAAGGTTACGTGGCATAGAAGGACCTGCAAAGTAATTTTGTCCGTGTAATTGTACAAGGTTTTCCAAGGCTGCTTTTCGTGTAAATGAAATTTCATTCTTTACAATTTCAGCATCATTACATTCCTTTAAAGCATCTAACCATTCTTCTTTTGCCTTAATATGACGTTTATGCCGACGATAGTATGCTTCAATATCTGCGGCATTTGGTTTTTCTTTGTTACAACATTTAACAGGGTCATCGTTTGCTTCTGCAATAAGTTGAGCACGAATTAACTTAATATTTTCTTCAGCACGGGTAACTCTGTCTTTACAAGCAGACCAATACTTGCCATATTTAATAGCAAGTTCAGATTGTTCCAACCACTCAACATCAAGAGCAGTTTCATCAATATGAATATCTTTTTCGTAGTTCATGTGAATTAGTTTTTATGAGCACGTTTAAGTTTTTCAGCAAGTAATCTTCTTGTAACATCAGTATCTTCAACGTACCAAGCGTGTAACATCAATTCAGTAGCACGTACAAATCCTTCACACCAAATATCTTGGTCAGTAGAATTTGGGAATGGAGCATCATCTTCCACACCACCTTGTGGGCAGAGTTCTTTTGCAAGTTTAAATAATGGATTCATTCTTTACTCCTTTTCTTTTTAAGTTGTTTTTTCAAAGATTTTGCTTCGTCAATAACAATACTTGCTACGTTATCTTGCATTTCTTCGAGCAAGTCAATAGGAGAACGATTGAAAGGTATTGTTTGTGAATACCCTGTTTCAACTTTTACATTTTCGTAATCACCGAGATTAACGTTGTAAGAAATTGTAACCCAACATTTGTTGTCTTTTGTTTCAATCACTTTTTCTACTTTGTCTGCCATATCATTAACTTTTAATTACGGTGTAACAAGCGAGTACAATTCCAGGAAATCCCATATTGTAAGTAGGTTCTTGGAATGCCTCTAAAATGAGTCCTGCAACAGCATTATCTGTATTCAATAATACACTTGAAGCATAACCAATTACAACACGACGGATACCTTCTGCATCTTGTCCTTTTAATCCTTGTAAGATTTTTTTAACTTCACTCCAACCTTGTTTTTTCATTAAAGCACGGCAAAGGGCAATACTTTCAGATTGTTCAATAGCAGCTTGTTGGGCTATTGTTAATCTTCTTTTCTTTGGGGTACTTAATACCTGTTCAAGTATTTGCAGGGCATTACGCGGATGTCCCTGGCTATCTTGTGTTATTTGTTCAATAATTTCATCCTCAATAGAATCATTTTCAAGTTCAGCAATTTTTGTAAGTAATGATTTCATATCATCATCAGACAATAACTGTACCTGGAACTGACTACAACGTCCTTTTATTGTAGGTAGAAGACTTTGTGGGTCCGTGGTACACAAAATAAAGTAAATATGTAAGGGAGTGTCTTCCAGTATTTTAAGGAAAGCATTTTGTGCATCCCCTGTCATTTTATGTACCTCGTCAATAATATAAACACGAATACCTCCACCTAAAGGGGTGTACTGAATGTTTTTACGTAAATCACGTACCGTATCAATTCCCCTAAATTGTGCTGTGTCAATTTCAATTAAATTATTTTCAGTACAACCCAGTTCTTTTGCTACAATACGGGCTAAGGTAGTCTTACCACAACCTGTTGGTCCGTGGAACAGCATAGAGTGGGGTATTTCATTCTTTTTAAACATACCCCTCAAAGTGATTACAATTTCCCTGTTACCTTCAATTTCAGTAAGGGCATTTGGTCGATACTTTAAATACAATCCCATTATTTTAATAGATTTATTAGTCCTATAAGCGGATTACTTGACATTTCTATCATTTTCTGTCTAAATTGATAAAATATCATCATTTTAGCAGAATACTCCGTTAAAGAAGTTGAAGAGTTTAACAAATGTTGAACAATACTTGTTTTAGAAATAGAGGTAAATAAAGATTGATTTGAAGTTACTTCTTTAAACCATTTGTCCCATAATTCTTCTGAAACGTTAAATACTTCAAATGTCTTTTCAGCTTTTTGTTCTTTACCTTGCATTTCTTCTAATAATGCATCTTTAGCATACTTAAAAGCAATGTCTTCCGAGGTGGTGTCTCTTTGATTTTTCATTTGTCATTAATTTTAAATTGGTTAAGATTATTTTTAACACGTATAAGAACGTCTAAATATAAATTCAGTTCAAACAATACAGTAGAAAACGCTTGAGGATGATCTGTTGGGTAACGACTTGTTACATAATCTTTTCTATCATTAAGAAAGTTTTCTAAAACAAAGAATGGATCTTTTCCTTTAAATCTTTCAATAAAACCGTCTACTTGTTTTGGTTTTCTTTGACGTATTGTTACCTCAGCAACTGGTTTAGGTTCTTCAAATAAGAACAAACCACCTGTAGAATGTTTTCTTGTCCTTTTCATTACCTTTGTGGTTTATCAGCCCAACTATCATTTACATTATGTATCTCAACATCAACATCAAGAGGTACTGTAATCCAACTCCAATGTTTGACAATATCTTCGCACATAATTCTTTTCATTGTTTTAACAACGTGTTCTAATTCATCAGGGTGTACATCCATTACAATAGCATCATGTATTTGGCTAACTAACCTGGATTTCCACTTTTCCTTTACCTGTACCTTAATACCTTGAATAATACTCCATAGTAAACAATGAAAAGCAGAACCTTGTATTGGATAATTTAATACATCATTCTTTTTCATTACTCCTTGGTAATTAAAACCTGTCATAGAAGTAATATGTCCTACCCTTTGATATTGTTCCCACCAACGTTCTTTCCATTTTGTATAATCTTTATACCGTACATTCCAAAAGTAATCCTCAATCACTTTAATATGCTGGGTAAAAGATTCTAAATCTTTAATACCATTACTTATTAAATGAGCCCCTAATTTTCCATCTTCAAATTCAATACCATCTGTAGATTTCCATTTTCTGTTCTTTGGTAAATGTCCCCAACCATAGGAAAGGTTTACAGCACAATTTTTATAATAATCCCCATAAAATTGTGGAAATATAAAACCATTTTTAGTAGCACTACGAAGAACTGAATGACCTGTTGTTTCTTTATTAAAATCCTCAATATGAAAAATTCTAATTGCCATTTCTTTGTGCATATCACCGGCAAGTATGTCTTCCTTTAATTGCTCATCCCTATTGTAGCAACAACTAATTCTAACCTCAAGTTGTTTATAATCTAATTCAACAAATTGATGTCCTGGTCGTGGTAATATTGCTCTTCTACAAATTTCCATTGTTTCTTTATCCCTTTTAGGTATATTTTGGAAATTAGGACTGTCTGAACTACCCCGAAATGTACGTACAAGATGTAGGTTAAAAAATGGATGAACAATTCCATTAACCTGTTCTCTTACAAAAGCATCTAAATATGTATCACGAACTTTTTTAAGTTTTTTGATACGTAAAAGAATATCTAATTCAGGTATCCCTAATTCTTGTAAAGCTTCTTCATTCGTAGCACCCTGACCAGAAGCAGTTTCTTTACTAATTTTAATCTTTTTTGTACCATACAAGAATGCGCCAAGTTGCTGAGGACTATAAATATTGACTTTGTTTTTAGTGGTGTGAGCCCAATGTTTATAGAGTTTTGTTTCTTTAAACTCCACTTCAAGTTTTTCAATTTCTTTAGTTAATTCTAACTTTTTTTCTTCAGCGTATTTCATATCAATCCTTAACCCTTGTTGCTCCATACGAGACAAGGCTAAAATTCCTTCTTGGAAAAATTTGTAGGTTTTTAATTCAAAAAACATATTCAATTTTAAAATGGTAATTCATCAAACAATAGTTTTTGTTTATTTGCTAAACGATACTGATAAATAGTATCCAAAGCACAATATTTCATTAATTCTAAACGTCCTGTTGATGTACTAAAAAATTCTTGTGCTTTATTGATTTCATTAGCACTTTTACCTTCTGTACCCAACCAACGTTCTAAATGGGAGCTGTAATCAATTATACCAAAATTAACGTATGTCTGAAATTTAAGTCCTGTTACACCAGACCTATTATCAAGTATATGAGCAGCCAACATACTATCCCAATCCCATCCACGTACTCTTGTTTTTAAAATACCAAAACTCCAATTCTCCTCAAACTTTAAATTATGAGCCATTTTCTTAATGGAATTGTTTTTTAATAGAGAAATATAAACATCTCTTTCAACTTCATCCTTTGGCATTTCAAATACATAAGCCTTATTTTCATTAAGTGCAACAGAAGCACAAACAATGGTATGTCCTTCACCGTGTGGTTTTAGACCAGTTGTTTCATAATCAATTGAAATTATACTATCATCTGGAATAGTTGTTAATTTACGTAAATTTTTAAGATAAATAATTTCAGGTTCTTTATCAATATAAAGAGGTGTATCTACCATACCGGCTATCTTTAGTAAATCATCTTCCCAAATATTGTAAACCTCTTTTTTCTCCATTTTGTCAACATAAGCAGGATGAAAGGTGGGACAAATCCAAGCCTTAATTTCTTGGTCTGGAATAATCCAACCCCTCCATTCATTAATGGTTTTTAAATCTTTTTTCCATCTATGGGCAATAATAGAGTAAACTGCTTGTCCACCAAATAAAACTATTACCTTTGGTTTATATTTTTCAATATAACTAAATACAGAACGACGACAACATTCTATTTCTTTGTTTGTAGGTACTCTTGCTTCACCATCACTTGTTTTGGGTAGACAATTTACAGCATTGATACTTAAACAATCTTCAAACAAATCTATTCCATATTTAGCATAAGTACGTTCAAGTAGACGACCTGCTTTACCTTGAAATGGTCTGCCTTTGTCATCATCAATTTCCGTAGGGGCATCTCCTATGTTAAGAATCTTCTTTTTAAAGTTACCATAAGGTTCCATTTTTGGAGATACACAAGTTCTGTATAATCCACAAGAATAACAAGTGTACTTTTTTCCATCAAGTCTATCAGTAGACTGTGTTTCGTGTTTAGTAAAAAATCCAGTCATAATTTATCCTAACAATGATGTGACATAAATCCAATTATCACTCTTAAAATACAAAACACCTTCACTCAAAACGCAATCGTAAGTCTGTTTTAGAATATCTTTTAATAAATGAGGTACAATAGAAAAGGAAATTTCTTCATTAGTATTATATTCAATATCAATAGATTCTTTAAACCAAGAAATTAAGGAAGCACTTTTTACAGTCAATTTATTTTTAGTAATTAGGATTTCTACAGATTCATCGGAGTTTTGCTCACCTTTAGCAAATATGATTGCTTTATCTAATACGTCGCTTAATGTCTTGGGGAATCTTACATTAACTCCCTTTTTAGGGTGTTTAGTGTATGGGCTTGTGTCCACGTAATTGTCATTAACGACACGGCAAGATATCATAGTACCTTCTTCTGTTTTAAAATGTACCCAGCCATTACCTTCGCAAATTTTAGTAGGATTTAACTTAGTTACAATTTTTGCTGAATTTGCAGGTATAAGAAAAGTACCTACGGGTAACTCTTCAAGCATATAATGAGCTACCCTAAAATTATCACTACCTTCAATAAATCCTTTTTGATTTGCGTGTACACAGGTAAGTTTTGGATGAGTCATATCTGAGGAACAAGACATACTGGCAAAATTAATAGCGGTATTAAAATCCACAGGTAATTTTTTCCATTTACCTTTCACTACAAGTTCTTCATCCAAAGGTAAGGTAATTTTACTGTTTAATGAAAATCCTGTAGTAGCTCTTCCACTTTTAATAATAACTTCAGTTTCTGTAATTTTAATGTCAATTTCTTCTTCTTTTGCTTTTGCAAGAAATTTGTAGAGTTCCTCAGCTTGAATAGCTCCTGTAATGGTTAAGTCTTTAATAGGATGTGATACACTGATTTCATCATTGTAGGTAACAACCCGACCATCAATAAAAGCAAAACTACCGGATTGCTCAATAATTTCTTTGTTTGCTAATCCAGGTTTTACAATTTCTAAAGCCCTTTTTAAATCTTCTTTCTTAATTTTCATATTGCGAAGTTTTTATCAAGTATGGTTTTTAATTCTAACAATTTACAAAAATTATAAGTGGAATAAACACCAAGACATAGTCTATCTGCATCTTTACCTTTTTCCCTATACGTTAATCTCATTGAAGGAAATACCTTAGAATATCGACCAAACCAATAAAAATCTGAAAAACTGTTTGGACGTGGTATAATGATTAAAAAATGCAACCTATTCTCATTAATCATATCTGACATAAAATTTATTTTATCTTCATCAGATAAGTGTAATGCTTGTTTTGGTACATTTATACGTGGATAATCCGCAAGAATTTTATCAAATTGATTCATTGTAATAACAGCAGGGCGAACCCACGGTATCACAAGTTCATAATCATATTCAAATCCCGTTGGAAACAATTTGATTAATGTACCTGCACCTATCATTTCATTTTCTATAAATGTAAATGAATAACCAATTCTTGATAATTTACCTTTAAAATCAAGTATTGTTTTTTCTTTTTCTGGAACTTCTTCGAATAATGGTTTCATTTCTTAAATTTAATCTGTATGCTGTATATTCACGATACCAAAAGGATAATAATCTGAATCTTTGATTCTCAGGAATAGCTTGTTCTTCTAATTTTTCACACAATACTTTTTCCTCTTTTTTAGAAAAATTACCTGCTAAATAGAAGTTGAGTTTTTCTCCTGTTGAGGTGCTTTTAGTTCTCCTATTAAAAAGAGACCAAGGCCAATTTGGTATATATGTTTGGATTTGTTCCAAAAATACTAAATAATTCCAAATAGCTCTTTCAGTAATGTTTTCACTTAAACAAGTTAAGTCTGTATTCCACTTCTCAGCACGTCTATTAAGTTCCCTTTGTACACCTTTTGTAACACGATCATCTACCTTAATATCCCTACTTGAAACAGCCAACATATTAAGTCGCATAGAACGATACTCTGGTAAATAGATTTTACCATACATACCTAATTTAAGGCAAGTGGCAGAATCAACAGAATACCAAGGATAACGATACATTAATGGAAAAGAAGTACACGCAAAACCATGAACCTTTACTTTAGGGAATCCTTTTTCATCTATTAATTCTTCTCTCCATAATCTATCAAGTGCTGGAATTAATACTGAGGTTGGATTAGGTACTAAACCTCCAATAGCAATGTACTCATAATTTTTTACATATTCCCTTAGATAACTCACATCACTACCTAAGTGAAAGACAGGAATAGGAAATACATCTTTACTTTCAATTATTTTTTGATTTTTTAAGGTTAGTGTAGGATTATTAATTACATCGAGATTGGAAAATATATTGATACTTTTTTCATGTTCTTTTAAAAATTGAACATACTTGTCCCTGTATTCAATATATTCCGGTAAGTCTACATAAGAAAACGTGTCATATTTTCTATGTTTAAAATGAGTTCCCATAACATTAGCATCTGTTCCAGTTTTTCTGGACAGTCTATTGTAGAGTGAAGGAGCTCCACAGTCTACAAAAACAGAAAATTTATAATCAATCATTCCTACAAAATAATAAGATTTGTTCCAACATAAGTTTGATGGCATTATCACCAGCTACCATTAAACTGTTTTTATTGAACCTTAGAAAAATTCTATATTTATCATATTCATAAATAACAGATTTAATGAGTTTAATAGCATTCATAACAGAGCTATTAGCATTATATACAAAAGCTGGAGAATATAATTCAGGATAACTTAATTTATCAGGTACAATAGGAATTACATCATGAAATACAGCTTCTTGCATTGCTATACCCCAGGTTTCTTGTTTTGCAAAAGAAACAGCAATTTTAGACTTGGCTAATAATTGATAATATTCCTTTTTTGAACTCGTACATTCTTTACTTTTAAGGAATTTCCAATTAGGATATATAGGTTGTAATATGGAGGATAATTCATCAAACATCTCAGGACATTTTTCTGAATCTAAACGATGAGGAAATACAATTATGTTTTCTTTCTCTTCTAAAAAATCATTTACAAACTCTTCTGGGAAGATAGGAAAACCAGTCACCTTAATTTTATTTGAATCAATATTTCTTTTATTAAGAATTAAATTTTTATGAAATCCTGTCGCTACAAATACTAAATCAATTATTTGAAACAAACTATCTTCAAAATAATGAGCCCAAACTGTCATTCCTTTTTTACTGAGGAAATCTTCACAATCGTAAGACCCTGCATGAAGGCACCCACAAATCTTTACAGATTTTTCAAGACCTAAACCGTAAATTACATAAGCAATATTGATTATTCCTGGAAACCATAAATCATGAAAGAATAAAACAATCTCTTTTTCCTGATTGTTTTTTATGTATTCTATGATTTTGTTGGTTTGCTCATTTTTATAGATATTAGTATCTACCACATCTAAAAAACTACCTTGAGTAATCTTACCTTGAGAACTATTTCCGTAAATTGTTTCAACCTCTAAATTAAAACTCTTTTTACGGGAAAAACTCTTAAAGTAATTTCCAAACCAAATATCCCATTGAATAGAATAACGTTCTTCTAATGGTTCAATTGGTATATTTAATATTGTAATCTTGTTCATTTTATCACCCCCATTCTTGCTAATACTGCAAATTTGATAGCATTATGCATCGCTTCTACGGTAGGTTTCTTTTTAATAAATTCGAAAACAAATTTACCTAATAAAGAAGGTAATTCACTTTCATTCATTTCAATATTATATAGTTCCAACCAAGGTTTTACTTCTACAAATCTTTCTATAACAACTTCTTTTATCAAGCTATTTAAAAAACTGTTAGGAATATAACTTGGTACTAAACGTATTGGACGTTCAGTTAGAAACAACCCATCACCATTTAATTTTTCGTACATACCTAATCCATGATAAGGTTGAAAAAATTGTCCTAACCCACCTTTAGTTCCATTTGTACGCAAACGACCAACAACCTCATTTTGAGTTAATCCATATTTACGTAAAAACAACCCTGTTTCATTTAATGATGTAATTGTTTCTCCAGGAAAGAAAGTTAAAACAAGCCAAAATATACGTGCATATATTTTCTCTTGAATTTCGGCTAATTCATAGCAAGAATCAAGCGATTTCCCTGCTCCCATTGCATAACTAACAGCATCCTCACCTGACTCAAATCCAATCTCAATAACCTCTAATCCAGATTCTTTAAAAATATCTGCACCATACTGTTTAATAAAACGTAGAACATTAGAAGAAGATCCTAAAGCGATTAAATGAAATCCTTTATTTTTCAAATAATTTAAAATAGCAAAAGCTCTTTTGGTTGAAAAGAAAAAATCCTCGTCTGTGAAATGGATATTAAAAATACCTTTTTCTTCACATTCATAAAGCATATGAATTACTTCATATAAAGGTAAGGAAATACGAATGTTTCCACAATTTTTTGTAGAAGGACAAAACTCACATCCCATAGGGCAACCATATGAAGTAAATAATGGATGTACAAGTTGTCCTTTTTCAAGAGATTGTAAGTGCATATCACAGTCACTTAAAAGTAACCTTTGAAAATGACTGTAATATTTAGGATAGGTTTTCATAGCTATTTGCAAAAAAGCATAATCAGCTATAGGATCATAACCTAAAACATCTTTTATATGAGGTAAACCTAAATGAGATATTAATAGTGAATACCCTGCATAATAAACATTCTTTAATCCAGTCTCAAAAGGAATAAAGTGATTAAGCAGTAAAGCTGTCTCAATCTGAGGATATGACCAAAGTGTTACAATATTTATGTCTGCTTTAGGTATAAGATCTAAATTTTCAGGTACAAAGGTTTCTAAAAGATTTACCTTTTCTGCTATTTTTAATTCTGATAAACCATTATAAAGCAAATATGGGGAATAGCAAAAAGAACCTCTATTAAATTCTGTGCTGGAAGGATCAATAATATTAATCATTCCAAATCTCTGCTCCGTTTTCATCATCTTCAAATACACCTACAAAATTAGCATTAAAATTATTCATAAGATTTTCTGCAATCTTTTCACAAGATAGTTTACCTAAGTTATTATCTTCCCAGTTATCCCTAATATAAAAATCTAATTCTTTCTTTAAACGAATAAATTCAAGTTCACGATCTTCCGTTGTTTGTATCTTCATCGTTACATAGAACACGTGTCGATGAGGAGTTCTTAAAAAAGCCACATCCTCATATGGGCATTCTGGCCAGGCGTGTAAAGCAGAAAAAGTCGTTTTTACTACCACAAAAGTCTTTCTCATTTGGTATGAATTAAATTCATTAATTCTTGTCTGCTTGTACTGTTTTGTAAGAAAACACCTTTTAAACTTGATGTCACCATAACAGAATTTTGTTTGTTCACACCGCGCATCAACATACAAAGATGTTGAGCTTCAATAATACAGGCAGCTCCTTTTGGCTTGAGTAACCTCATTAAATCATCAGTTACCTGTTGTCCAATACGTTCTTGTATTTGTAAACGACGAGCGTAAATATCTACCAGTCTTGCAAGTTTGGAAATACCTACAATTTTTTCATTAGGTATGTATGCAACATGAGCCTTACCAATAAATGGTAACATATGATGTTCACACATTGAGTAAACTTCAATATCTTTAAGTAGTACAATTTGATCATAACCATCGCTTGAGAATACTGTTAAGATATCTTCAGCTTTTTGATTATAACCTTTGTAAAGTTCTGTCCAGCTTTTAACAACTCTTCTCGGAGTATCTATTAAACCTTCCCTTTCTGGGTTATCTCCGATTAAGTTAAATATTTCTTTAAACACTTCTTCCATATCAAAAAAATATTACAAGAGCCGATAGGATAATCAATCCACCGGCTCTTGTATCCAGGATAATTCAATTACTTTTTCTTCTTTTTCGGAACATCCTGCTTCACTTCTTCTTTCAAGGGAACAATTTTCTTTGTTTCTTTTGTTTCCTTTTCCGCTTTAACAGGTTTGGTGACTTTCACGCCGGCTCTTTTCTTCGCAATGTCCATGTAAATACCGGCTCTTTTCTTCACAAAGTCCATGTCCGTGATAGCACGTTCAGCATACACCTTTTTAAAGGCTGCAAGAATGGTTTTCTCATCTGCTTTTTCCGCGAGTAATTCGTCTGCGATTTCTTGATTGCTTTTTCCAACTTTCCGAGGAGGTCCTTTTTTCTTAGGAGCAGGTTTCTTTTCATCCTCTTCCTCATCTTCATCCTCATCCTCTTCCTCAGGTTCCGGTTTCTTTCCTTTCTTTACAGGAGCAGGTTTAGGTTCCGGTTTCTTTCCTTTCTTTACAGGAGCAGGTTCTTCCTCTTCCTCTTCCTCTTCCTCTTCCTCTTCCTCTTCCTCTTCCTCTTCCTCTTCCTCTTCCTCTTCCTCTTCCTCTTCCTCTTCCTCTTCCTCTTCTTCTTCTTCTTCCTCTTCCTCTTCCTCTTCCTCTTCCTCTTCCTCTTCCTCTTCCTCTTCCTCTTCCTCTTCCTCTTCCTCTTCCTCTTCCTCTTCCTCTTCCTCTTCCTCTTCTTCTTCTTCTTCCTCTTCCTCTTCCTCTTCTTCCTCTTCTTCTTCCTCAGTACCGTACTTTTCAGCAAGAGCATCAAACACGGCTTGGGTAGCCTTGCTGAATTTGTCACCTTCCTCAACCACTTGATCAATGGTAATGTAGAGTTCTTTTTCAAACTCTTCCAACGACAATTCATCGTACTCAATTGCAGGGTCGATTCCCGCTACCTTATCCAACTCTTTATAAGCTGCTACAAGGTCTTTCTTTGTCAATTTTTTTGCCATAACATTAAAGATTTAAAATTAAAAATTTGATTAATAAAAGTAAGCACAAATATACGTAGAATATCTGAGCCTACCAAAGGTTTTTTAAGGTTTTTTAAATTTATTTTTTAATTTAATATGAATCATAAGATTCCTATAATTTTATGTATTTGCACTGAAAGTCTCCACGTTTTACCGCTATATTTATTGAACCAATTATATTCACTTTTTAAATACTCCACACAAGCATTTACAACATCAGGAACATACGTAAATCCATCAAACATTGGAGAAATGTAATAATAAGTAGCTTCTGGAAGATTTTCAATACCAGGTAATTGCTTATCTATTTCTTTGATAGAGTCTGTTGTAATAAGATAACGAAATTCATCAAGTTGCCTACCATTAAAATTCTCCCACAAATCACGAATTGTTACACCTTCTTTTGGACTACAGGAAACATAATCAATACCAATAGGAACTGGATTACTACCATTTGTTTCAATTGCTTGATAAAAACCTTCTTCTTTAAATAATTCCACAATTTCTTCATCAAGTTGTAGAGTAGGTTCCCCTCCTGTCCATATGATAGAACTACAAGGGTATCTGCTAATAACGGATATCAAATTATCTAAGGTATATTCTATACCATCTTTCCAATCCGTGTCACAAAACGAACAATTCTTATTACAACCTGCTAACCTAATAAAAATGTTTGGTGTACCTACACGAGCCCCTTCTCCTTGTAAAGAAAAGAATATTTCCTTTACTCTTAAAGTTCTTTTTAATACATCAAGGTTCATACCGTGCAGAAGTTTTAGGTGTTTCTTGAACAGTAATAGAAGAAAGCTGTGGGTAAGTTTCTTTAAAGACATTGAAAAGGTAGTATGCAATGTTTTCAGCAGTCGGATTCATACTTGGAAAAACTTCGTTTAGATGTCTATGATCCAATACATCATCAATCCACTTTTTAATAGTGTCAAGTTGTCTGTAATCAGTGGCAAACCCTGCTTCATTCAGAGTTTCACTTTTAAGTTCCACAATTACTACATAATTGTGACCATGAACCCTTGAACACGGATGTTCCGGTGCCAAGCACTCTAAGTTATGACTGGCACAAAATGAAAATTCTTTTTTAATTGTGTACATACCATTCTATTTTAATGATTAATAAAAACTTCCGAGATGAGGTCTTCCCATTTGTAATCTTTGTAAAACGTGAACTTCGTGGGAAGAATGAAAATCACCTTCACGTATCACTATTTTATTTATTCTCATTATACCTAACTCTTTTTCACGTCCAGATGGGTCCTGGTTAAGACCGTACATAGCTGTGACATGAGCATACTTTCGTTTATCTTCGGAGAAATTATCTAATTCCAAACGATAAGCCTTATAACTTGCTGCATCTGCTTGTGTTGGTGCAATTACTAAACAATCATATTCTTGAGATAATGCTCGTAATCCTTTCCAAATGTAATTTTGTTTTGGGCGTTCTTCCATACGTGTTTCCGCTTCCAACAAATCAGCATAGTCAATAAGTATTACATCAGGAATAAAGGCTTCTTTATCTTTCCATTTCTTTAATGTAGATTTAATTTTTGAAAGAGTCAAGGTTCCATTTACGTGAGTGGAAAGTTTTATAGACTGATGTGTATCAATAAAGAATTTTTTAGCATATTTTTTAGCCTCACGAACAGTCAAAGCGTGTTTTAAATCTACTTCTTTTAACCAAACTGTACCCCAACGATTTCTCATCCATTCAGGACAGTTGTAACAAGGTTTATATGTAGGATTTTCTTTATAAGCTTCAATAAGTTCTTTCTTTGTAATATTTTTTCTAATGTCTTCTTCTTTCATTTTAAAGACACCAAAGTTACATTCTCTGATTGCCCTATTACAGTTATCTGTTTGATTTTTTATACAGTCTTGGGTTGGTACATATTGAATACCACAATATTTTTCAAGATTACTTCGTTCAGCAAGATAAACACAAGTTCTTATCAATTGCTGATTTTCCGTCATATCCCCTGCCTGGAAGAATGCAACTTTACGTTTCTGTTTATAAGCTCTCATCATAAATTCAAGAAGAATATAAGTCTTTCCTCTTTTTTCTGGAGCAAGTAAAGAAACAAATCCTCCACGAACAAGTTGTTCATTCCAAAATTCCCCTAAAGCACCAGGAAAACGAATTACATTTTGGTAGGTTGTATCAAAAGCAGACTCTATTTTTGTGAGTAATCTTTCCGTACTTAAATCTAATTCGTTTTCTTCTTCCTGTTTAAAAGATACTGGTTTAAAATTCTCTATTTCCTTTTGGGCTTCTTCTACCTTATTTTTAGCCAGTAAAAAACTAACTCTTTCATTATGTAATGTTACTTGTCTTTCATTAAAGTAATCTTTGGTTTCCTCTAACAGGTAGGTAATGTTTATTCCTTTCTTTTCGTACTCTTCAGACAAGTTAGGTAGAATCTCTCCTTCTATTTCTTCTGCTTCATCTTTATCCAGTTTTTTACCCCGTAATTTTCTAATGTAAATCATTTCAATATTCTCAAGTGGGGCTTGTCTGTACTTACGGAAATATTCCCAACACCAGGATGATATTTTTTGGGCTGTAGAACTCTCAATATAATCTTGGTTCCATATTTCCTCTAACTGACGTAGATACTCTGTTTGGGTAATTAATCCTATGATTATTTTACGTTCAATCATTTCTTGAGGTTTTTCCTATTTCATCAAACATTGGCTCAAACTTATTATTAGAATAAGTTTTACCATTTCCATTATTTCCGTAATCAAAGTTTTTCATTTCATTTGGGTCATCGAGCCATCTACTTTGATTTAACCACGTCGTAGGTAAAGGAATGAAATCTTTGTTTTGCCAGCGGTCACTTTGTTTTTGGGCTATTATAGCACTTCTGATTTGTCTCCAGGTTGGCTTGACTCCAGTTTTCTTGGTACATAGTTTATTCCAACTTGTCAAGGCTTTACCTTTTTCTGCTTTTCTTGGATAAAGTTCCCAGAAATTGTTAAATTGATTGGGAGTTATAAATCTTGTTAATTTTGGTAAATCTTCTTCTTCAAACGAAGTTAATTTTAATTTGTTATTGTTTATTACTTTGTTATTATTATTATCCCTTACGGTTCCGTTAGGCCAATCCCTTACGGTTCCGTAAGGGATATCCCTTACACCATTTTTTATGGTTTCTTGGTCTAATTCTATATCCATACTTTTAATTAATTCTTCCCAATTAATGTAATAATATTCTTTTGGAGGAATACCAATAAGTTTGGTTTCTATAAGGCCTTTGGTTTTTAATGATGTCTTACAATTACGAATTCCTCTATCTGTGAATCCGTATTCTTCAATTAATTTTTTATGAGTAATGTAGAAACCATCTTCTATTAAAATTTGCTTGTCTTGAAAATACTTATATTTATCAATTAAATTTGATAAAAATATTGCGGTATCAGGTCCGAATTGTTTAATTAATTTCTTATTAACCACTAAATAAGATTCAGAGGATAGAATCTCTAATGCAAATGATTTACTATTCATTTTCTTGGTTTAACAAAAACAGACAGGTTTTCAGAAAGAAGCCGCTTCCTTACTAACCTGCCTGTTGCTTATGACAAACAAAAAACCAATAAACTTAGAAAATTCTTCTTTATGTCGGCTTTCATAAAAAATGTGAATTTGTAATACCTTAATATTTAAGGAAATAAGAACACAAAGTTACAAAATTAATTTAAGAATAAAAAATTCTTTTAAAGGTATTTTGCAACTATTTTAGATTTAAAATTTTACTTTGTACGGGTTCTTATAGGCTTCTCAACTTTGCCGGTCCACTCCCAATACATAAATTGCAGAGATCTTAATTGTCGCTGCTTATCTTGTAGCCAAATTGCTGAGGCACTATTTATACAACCCTCAGGGGGTCGTTTAATGACGTGCAACGACCCAAGCAAGAAACCAGAGGATCTTGCTTTAGGGGGCTCTTTACAAATACGAACAACGTTTCCAACTTGATAATGTCTTTGATGAGGCATTACTTTTCCTGGTTCTTCCCTTATCATTCCTCACCTCCCATAATTCACAAGTTTTATTATTAATGTACCCGAAATTACGAAGACCGTTTTTAATTGGGATTTGAAAAGATTCTGGTTTCCTTTTCCAAAGAAGAGTAACACCATTTCTTCTTGCCCGAAGGCGTGTACCATCTGCATTTTTAGCGGTTAAATGCTCAAACCGATTTAATTTTTCGCAGTTTTCTCTTGTTACTTTTTCCATTATTTTTTGATATAAAGGTTATAAGCACGTTCAATAATTCTACCAGCTCTTGAAGGAGCATATTCTTTTATGTAAAGATATCCAGCCCAGCGTTCAAATTGCCCATAGTCCTCAATACACCATTCTTCGTGAGCTTCACAGAATTCAGGAGTAAAATATTTGATTACATCAACACAATAATCTTGGAATTTATATCCAATTAGTAATTTATTCATTTTAATAATCTCCTTTTCTTATTCGGTAAACAAAATCACGGAAAGTTTCTTTTTCTTTTGCCGTTGCCTGTACAAACTTTTCTTCTTTATACTTTTTAATTCCTTTTTGGAATTCAGGTAAACAATCAGGACAACAAGCGTGTCCTGAAAATAGAATACCACCAACCGAAGTTGTATCTTCGGTATAATCTTTATTACAGAAATCACATAAAACCACATTTCCCGGGTCAACGTTTATAATTTCCCAACCTTCAAACGGATTATTCATCTTCTAAGTCCTCCTCTTTTTTAAATGCAAAGAAACACGTACCATAGTTGTTTTCATCCACATAAGCACGTGGTACTAAATAGATTTCATCTTCTGTTACAAGTTCACCAACTGTAAAAGAATCGGGGTCAGCAAAAAGACGATCATTTTCATCGTCTACATTTACCAAATCCATAGCTTCTCCTGTAAAGGTTTCATTCAGTTCATCTTCAAAGACGACTAATGTCGCTCTGTAAGTTTTCATTCTTCCCCTTTTTTAATTATTTCAAAACATTCTTTATCACACCACTTTGTTCCATTCTCATATTTGATACGATATGTACCATCCTCTTCATCTTCTTCAAGTAATTCGTAAACATTGTTTATTTCAAAAACATTTGCCCAATATTTTAATTTATTTTCTTTTAAAGAAATACATTTAACCCAGACAACATCATTCTGTTCTTGGTTAATAATTGCACATTCTTCCTGTACAACTGGATACCATGTTTCACTGATAGTTCCGTGTGGTTCATAATTCTCCCTTGCCCAGGCACGAAACTGAAGTTCTTCTTCAGAATTCAATTCACGAAACAAAGGCTGTTTACGTAATTCTTCTAATTCCTTTTCTTGTTCCTTGAAATAAGTAGGTGTAAAAACCTTTTTGTAAGTAGTACCATCGGGTAATTCAATCCAATCGGCAGAGTTCAGACTTTCCTCAATCCTATCAATTACCTGATTACGTATTCTATAATCAGTATAATCAATTTTTGAGTTGTTAAGTAATCCATCTAACAGACCCCTTAACCTAATCCCTGTTTCCATTTTTAAAAATATTTAAACGGTTTAACTTCATTTTTTAAATCTTGAATATATTTTGCAAATACATCACCGTCAAACCTTGAATTATCTTCTCCAAGATATTGAATAAGATAAAACCTTAAATCTTCGGCAGACATATACCCCATTTCAAGCATAGCAAATAGTTCTGCAAGAAAAATATAATCTTTTTTTGTCATTTTTCAATGATTTTTAATATACGTTATTAATTCTTTTGCTTGTTTGTCAGTTAAACTACCTGGATCTCCTTGTATGGAAACGTTCCAGGCATCAACTCCACGAAACTTTAATTCGGCTACAAGTTTTTTTGCTTGTGATTGAGCTTGTATTTCATCATCATACACAACTGCAATTCGTTTAAAGATTGAAGACATTAGTTTTACTTGATTATGGGTGTATTGAATCCCACTTGTAGCAAAACTTAAATCTCCTAACCGCCAAACATCAGTAGGTCCTTCAATACAAATACCAATCTCAGGATTCCAATTTTCTTGTATTCCATACAAGATTTGTTTTCTTCCAATCAATTCATATTCATCAGGACAGGCATAATATTTGTTTGGTTGTTTTCCAGTTACATCCCGAGAATCAAAACTCACCATTTCCCCGTTCCAAAAGTATGGAATAAAAATACGGAAACGATAATAGTACATTCCTAACTTTGAGGTAGGACTGGTAGCACGTATTTGATATTTTTCTTCTATCAAATTAGGGTCAAACATTCTTTCACGTAGATACTTTTTCTGTTGTGTTTTCAAATAACTTAAACCTGAAGGGATTTCAAATTCTCTTTTGGTTTTAATTTTTTGATGTAGGATAGTACGGTTAATCCCATACTGTGGGAGAATTTCAGTGACCTCATTTTCTTTAAGGCCTGTCAATTCAGCAATGGTTTTAACGGGAGCGTGCCATCCACAACGCCAACAGAAATAATATTCTTCGTTGATGTTCCATCCAAGATGGTATCCTGGGTTTCCTTCACAGAAAGGACATTCAACGTTGACCCATCCCGGACGACAATGTTTATGTCCTTCCGTTCTGTGATCAACGTTGAAATCTCTGTACAGACGTATTACGTCCATAACCATTTTTTAATAAACCCACTCGCATCTAATTCGGAGATTAGGTGTTGTGGGTACGTTTTCTTCATAATTTCTCTTTTTATGTTCCATATACCAACGGAACGATTTTCTACTGAAATTCTGTTGAAAGAAGCTTTCAACATTTCTAACGTTAATTCATTCTTTTCCATTTTTCTAAATATTAAGGTTAAATAACTCCTGCGAGTACAAGACAACTCTTTACTGAATTTGTTTTACATTCATCACACCATCCACGATCACAATCAGGTTCGTAGCTGTAGGTAGCATTACAATCTTTGTTTGTACAGATTGCTGGGACCACGCTGTCCCAAGTCGAAGCTTCAAGCATTTCTTCTACACTTTCGTAGCCTTCGGATTCTGCTAATGTCTTTAATTTACTCCTTTCATTTTTGATTAAGTGGTACAATATTTACATCTAAAATTTCATCAAAATCACTTTCATACAAATCATTACTATGGCACCATAAATGATTTCCTTCATTAAGTACTCTGTACCTGATAGGCACTCCGTTTAAGACATCTAACTCTACAATCTTATTGTAAATTCGTCCTTTAATTCTATTTACAAATTTCGTATTTTTCATATTCCTTTATGTTTTAATCATTAAATAGCTTTTAAACAAATCCATTAATATGGACTGGTCTTCATATTGTTTGCCATCTAATATTTTGGTAATTACTTTTTCTTTCTTCTTAAGTAAAGTAATTATCTTTTCTTCAATAGTACTCTCCCCAACCAAATTCCATATTGTAACCTGTTTTGTTTGAGTAATACGATGTATTCTGTCTGCTGCTTGATTTAATTCTCCAGGAGACCAAGGAAATTCAATTATGGCTGCATTAGACGCCGCTGTCAAGGTAATTCCTACTCCTGCTGCCTTGATATTTCCAATAAATAATCTTGTTTTAATATCCTTTTGGAATTTATCAACAGCTTCTTGTCTTTGTTTTTGGGAAACACTCCCGTCTACCTTAACCGCGATATGTTTAAATTTTTCCATTAACTGAGAAACAACCTTTTTATGAACGGCAAATACAACCAGTTTCTCACCACTTTCTAAGAAATTTTCAATCCATTCAATTATTTGGTCAATTTTACCTTTCACTGCTAATTGTTTAAGTAATTCAATTTGTGCAAGGACTGGTGCAGAAGCAATTCTTTCAAATTTATGTTCTTTTATCAAACGTATCTCATCTGTGGTTAGTTCTTCACTAACTTCAATATCATTACGTTTGGCAAATTGTTTTAATTCTTCCAGGATTTCTTCCGTAAGATTTTCTGTATTGAATTTCTTTTTTAAGAATTCTACAAATTCTGTTTCTGCCTGGTCGTATTCTATTCTATTGTTAATCTCGAATGGTACTTTAATGATTTGTTTTTCAGGTAAATCTTTTAGTACATCTACCTTCTTTCTTCTAATCATTATCGAACTTGATAGAATTTTATTCAATCTTAACGTATTTGTAGCACCATTTTTATCCCATCCAAACCTTGTTTTCTTTGCCCCACAAAATTCAACAGCAAAGTCTGTTGCATCAGGGAATATAGAAGGATCTATTACCTTCACAATATTATATATCTCAATTGGTTTGTTTTCAATTGGTGTACCTGTTAAAGCAATCAACCTTGGAACTGATTTAACCAGTCTTTTAAATGCTTTTGTTCGTTTTGCTTTATTATTTTTGATGTAATGGGCCTCATCAAATATTATCACATCAAATTGTTTTAACTTTAAATGTTTCTCCCAATAAGAAAGGATATCATAGTTGATAATAACATCATTACTCTTAATTTTGTGTGGAGTAGTACCATTTAAAATTTCCATATCCAACAGAGCCCATTTTTCTGCTTCCCTTTGCCAGTTAATTTTCAAGCTGGCTGGACAAATTACTAAAACTTTTGAGAATTCTGGATGTAGTTTTAGCCAAGATAAAACTTGAACAGTTTTACCTAAACCCATTTCATCTGCTATCAAAGCTCTTCCATTCTTTTGTTCTAAAAAATGAACACCTTCTATTTGATATTTGTAGAGTTCCTCTACATTAAGATTCAAAGAAAGTTTTTTTACTTCATCTTCCTTTTTATCCCAGTTTTGAAGGGAAGGACTAAATACAAAATTTAATTCTTTCAGTAGTTCTATTAATTTTTGGGTAATATACCCTTCCCAATAGTCGGATTTCATTTTAACATCAGGAAAAGAAGCAATCTTTCTAAAAGCTTCTTTGTCTGAGTAAGAAAAACAAATTTTAATAACCTGTCTTTCCTTAATCAGATTTGCAGTTCTTATCATATTCCTCTTATTCTGTGATACATTTCACGTTTCTTTTTTAAATACCTTCTTGCGTGAAGGATAGCTCTTTTTTCAATTCTTGTGTAGAAGCCTGTTTCCTGGACAAAATAACAATATCCTTCTTTATCTGGGACGAATACATCCTTGATAAAACATCGAAAATCTCCTACCTTTGAAATCAGTATTGTTGCCATAAAGTAGAATTTAATGATTATTGGTTTTCTATGACTTTATTACATTTAGTAACGTACACTCACACGAATAGGCTGAGCTCTGCCTTGTCGTGCCTTTCTTTAAAAGAATTAAATAAGCTAATTAACTAACTTGTTGATAAATTACATTGCAGAATTCGGCACGACAAGGCAGTTTTCTAACTACACCTTATTCAAACGTTCAATCACGTGATTAATCTGTTCCCAGATACTATGAAGTTTTCCATCTTCATCATCCACCATCCACTTGTCCAGAAGTTTATTCGCACAATAGATTAATTGAGCACGAGCGGATTGGATTTCAATTCTCATCTGTTGTTCAGATTTTGGTTTCCATTTAGGAGCCCTACTGAACGAACCATACCGTTTCATAAATTCATTAGGCATTGTAATCAGGTTTAAGAATAATTCCTTCAAATAATGTTTCATTATCATCTTCATCTTGTATGAAGCAGGAGTCCTGGAAAAATTTCTGTTTTTTCCCTTTCAAACTGATACAGGTTAAGGCAAAGTTACCAAAACTTTCGTAGTACAAAATAGCACGGGTTTCAATATGACCGTCAGGGAAAAGAACACGGACACGTTCTTTTTCACCGTTGTGATACACAACCCACCGATGCCCGGTGTTGTTCATGTAATAAGTCCCATTTCTCATAATCCAAATAATTTAAGAATGAAATTTACAATACTTTCACCTGCCATAATAACGAGCAGGATAATAACGAAGACCACAAATCCTATGCGGTCATTTTTGATTGTCTGTTTCATAATATTTAGAATTTAATTGGTTTCAAATTAAAAACAAGAGAGAGGGATGCTAACCAGAATCAAATGTTAATTCATCGTATTACACAACTCATCTTATTTCTAAGGTAGGTTGTAACTGATTATCCGAAAGACCCTTTTAGTGCGGTAACTCTCTTGTTATATCACTCCTTTAATTTGTCCAAATACAAAAACAGGAATAGGGCACCCCGTCAAGCAGGATGCCCTATTCAATTTCACGATCCTAATACCTCAATCATTTCTTCAATCTGGCCGAGGAATTCTTCCAGGTTATCAGTTAATTCCTGGTATTCTTCTCCTTTTTCGGACTCTTGCCAGTTTTCAGTACGGCTGTCGTACGTTTCATTCCTTTTTTCCACCTCAGCCTCCATAAGGGTTTGGAGTTCACTTAATGCTTTCACAATTTTTTTCATTTTTTAACTTTTTTAATGATTAATATAATTTGAAAAAACAGGATAATCACCCAAAAGAATAGTAATCCAAAGATTACTGGCAATGCAATATTTTCCATTTTAATTTTGGTTTAAAAGTCCTTTCAATTCTTCTTTGATTTTCCTGGCAGTATCAATTGTTTTGTTGACTTTTTTCCCTTTACCAGCCACTGATTGGTTCTTTTTCCCCTCTTTCTCAAAAACCTCCTTATATGGCATGGCAATACGAAGCTTTTGTGCAGCATTGAGATTTCTTCGCTGCATTTGATGCTTTATCATCCATAGTTTAATTTCATCAAGGGTTTGAAAATCCTCTTGCACAGGATTTCGGGGTAATTTTTTCTCCCCCTTATAACCAACTTCAATGGCAACTTTTAAACGGGTATGACCTTCTAAAACCAATTTACCGACTTCAGGGAACTCCTTATAGAGAATAGGATCATGAATACCATGCTGGCTAATGTCCTCTTTAAGCTGTGCATACAATTCACTCTCCATTTCAGGAAGAAAGCTTTTCAGTTCCCGGATTGTAATAAATCCATCGTGTTCGTCAGCAACTTGATATTCAGTGCCGAACAATGTAATAGTTTTTTCTGTAGCATTCATGGTTTCAAGGTGTTAAATTTGACATATGATTATGGTTCTTCAAACTTAACACAAAAAATTATAAGTTGTTATTTCTTCATTATGAATTCTTTATTCCTGCAATCTGCTCTACAAATTATATTAATGGCACCTTAATTAAAAAGGGAGACTCATCCGCCTCCCTTTTTATAACATCCCCTCATCAGCAAAACTGGTGTATCCTTCCGGCATCAATATCAAATGATCAAGCAAATTGATGTCCAGGAGTTGTCCTGCTTCCTTCAGCTTATTTGTTATTTGAATATCTGCATCACTTGGCTGAGGATTCCCAGACGGATGATTGTGAGCTAGTAGGATGCCCGTAGCAGATGATTTCAATGCAGCTTGATAAACGCACCTGGGATCAACAACAGTGCCTGTTATGCCACCAACTGATACCAGAAAATACCCCAACACCTTATTAGCCCTGTTCAGGAAAAGCGCATAAAAACATTCCCTGAGCTCAATTGGCTGGCCCCATATTCTGCGAAATACTCTTTCTGCATCAGCAGAACCGGTGATGGTTATCCTTTCTGAAGATTTGACAACAGGGCTGTATGAGATTTCAATTTCAGAAACACGGAATATGGGGTCCTCTTTCATTCTTGGTAGCATTTCTTCTGGCATAGTGTTTCCATCTTTCGGAAATGGCAATTTACGTTGTGCTGTTTTATTCATAGTGCTGGTTGTTAAGTGTGAATACTCCATCCAGGCTGTTTCTCTGGTTCAATGCAAACTGAAAATGTGGGAGCCCCTCCATTTCCATACCCATCATGAGGCCCATGAAATATGAATCCCCCATTCAGGACAAACTGTCCATCCCTGAGGATTTCAAAGTAGAGAGACAAGGGAGCGAAATCAGCAAAGAGTTTGACTTCATTTCCCTGATCAGAATAGCGTTCAAACCTGGCAAAAGTCTTGTTAAAACTCTCTTCCAGGTGATGTTCTGTGGCATAGGCTTTAATTTCAGCCAATTTGCCATTGGTGTGATCGTTTATCATTTTCTTGTTTTTATGGATTAGAAAATAAGTAGCACAGTCGTCTGAAGTGATTGAAATCACTGGACTTGCTGGAAAGTAAAATTAATAATTTTGGATCAATTTTAATCTGAACTGAGCATCCCATTTTCCAGGACAACAGATACCACAACTGGCTTCTCTGGTAGGTTTCTTATGACGTGGGTATTCTTTTCCACATCCAGGACAAACCAAAGAGTATTTAGACTTGGTAGGCTTTACCTCTTCTGAGGAGTAACACCTTCTACCATCACAACCAATGGTTAAGGCGATACGTTGCCATACGGAGTCGTGGTTAGCCTTTTTGTAGATAGTCCAATGGATTGCATGAGCTACCTCATGAAGTACCACATTCCTTACCACCTCCAGGTTATCTCGATTTTGTTTTACCAATGGGTAAGAAATAGAGATCAATTTAGTACCAGGTGTGCATCTGCCAAATCTTCTCTTAGCACTATCCCATTCCCATTTCCATCCCAAATCTGCAATATTGACTGAGTTACCCATTACTTCATACTGAGTACTCATCAAAGTATTGATTTCGGATTCAATTTTAAGGTTGATAGCGTTCCTCGGCGCAAAGTATTTCATCTCATCCTCCTCAGACCACTTTTGTAGAAATCAACCAGGTTAGGCTTGTCAAAGACATCAAGCCTGGAAAAGTGATAATCTTCCAAAACAAGGACGATGTTCATGTCCGTAGGTTCCTGCAGGTTCCTGCATTCCATTTTCACGTCCTCCCATTTTGCGAGACCTCTCCAAAGGGGTATCAACAGGACTGCCAGCAGGCATATTGCCAGCACAAGGTTCCTTTTTTTCATTTTTGTTTTTTTAGTTTGACATAGACCGGCAAATTTCCTGCCGGTTTCGGCTATTCTAAGCCTCATCAATATGCCTTGCCTCGTACGGAGTAGTAATACAGGCACAAAAAACGTTAAAGGCAACTGCCACTACGACAGCGCCTACCCAACTAACCCAAAGCAGGGCAAGGCCCACAAGGATTCCGACCATACTGCCCATAACAATTCCGTCGAGGTTTTTGTACCAAAGATTTCTCAGCTTTTCCATAATATTAAAAATTAATAGGTTTATAGGTCTGTTGGATAAACTCAACAATTTTTTCCTGGGTTTCCTCACGGGATACCAGGTAGCGGATAAAATTAAGCTCCCTGCGGGAAGGTTTACTGGTTTTGCCAGCCTTTATCCACAATTTAGCGGCATTTGCAAAATTGTTTTCCATTTTCAATTTTTAATTTTTGGTTTGACGTATACGGGGCATTCTCAGCCCCGTTTCGGCTCCTAAAGCCTCATCAGTACGCCTGTGGGAACGTTATTCGGCATCTTCCTCATCCACGGGGCGATTGTAGTACCGGCCGTCCTCAACCTCAAGCAGGTAGCCCTTACGGTCGTAATTCCTCATGGAGTAGATTTTGGCTTTGATGTCCTTTTCGTCCCGGTGGGGAAACTCGGCACCCAGCTGAGCCTGCAGGGCGTCCTTACTGATGCCGTCCTCGCCAGCTTCAGCCACAATTTCCGCAATCCGGGTGATAATGCCGTCCCCGCTATGAGCGCCTGTGCTGCCAGCTTTCGCAGCCTTTGCAGCCGTAGCCTTGGGAGCCTTGGGAATACGAGCCATTTGAGCTTTGAGCCATTCGGTAAAATCCTCAGCACCCGCCCAACGCCTGTCAGCCAGCACGTCAGCCATTTCCCTTGCCAGCACGTTAACCTGCTCCTTGTGTAGGCTTTTAAGCATTTCCAGCTTCGCAGCGGCAGCGGCAGCGGCATCCCGTTCAGCGGCTTCCTTTTTGTACTTTGCCAGCAGGGCCTTTTTTGCTTTCAGAGCAGCCTCTTCAGCCTTGATACTTTCCTCGGTAATGATCTCAGCCATTTTAACCTCGGCGGCGTTCTCAACGTTTTCAACTGTGGTAGCAGCCACTTCAGCAGCCAGCTTACCGTTTTCCTTTTTTGTTGTCATAATTAAAAATTTTAAAAAGTTAATGGTAATTAATAAAAATTTGACATATATGGTACCTTGTATTAAAAAGTACCATTTCGGCTACCAAAGCCTCCTCAGTATGCCTTACTTAACAATATTTTTGCACGTGCAAACAAAGCATGGTATTAAAGAACGTGCTGTAAATATAGTACACTAATGTTAGATGATTATTAATAGAACGTTATTAAATTGTTAAGTACTTAACAATAATCCAGGAAATGTTAAGAGAACCTTAAATTAACGTTATTAAATTGTTAAGTACCAAAAAAACGTGGTTATTTAACAATATATTTGGTTATTAAACAGTATGTAATATTATTGTTAAGTAGGTATTTGGGTGTACTTAACATAAAAAAGCTGGTATATATTGAAGAACATGCCTCTGGAAATAACCTTAGCATGGTATTTGTATGTGGTAAAAAATAAGTATAAATATGGGAGTTGGTAAATTTATAGGTAAGTATAATGGTAATACTATATGGTAGTAATATATAAAAAAGGTATGTGGTATATAAATATAACAGGTACTAAATGTATAATATGAGTATGGTATAATATATTAATAAGTATGCAATATATATATATATGGTAAGTATAAAATGGTAAATATATTAAGTATAAAGGTAGTACTATATGGTAGTATAATGGTAATACTATATGGTAGTATATGTATTAATGTATATGGTAAGTATATGGTATGTGTATTAAGTATGCAATATATTTGATTTGGGGGCAAAATTAGGTAAAAGGGGGCGGGCGGGCCGGGTACGGGGTATTTTGACAGCACGTACAAAAGTAAGCTGGATATATGTATATTAATAGTTGGTAGTATGGTATTGGACAAGGTAGCTGGTAACACAAGGTACTGAGGGGTGCTACTGGCACGTGGACTGGGCTGGTAGCTGGTAACACAAGGCAGCTAATCAATTGACGCATTCATTATGTAAGACAGCGGTGAAGGACCCCTTTCATAATTTCACAATATTTCTAAGGTTCTTGTAGGTTTTACTGATTTGATAAAGGTTCTTAGGTATCAGTAAATAGAAAGCTATTATAATAAGGAATCAATAGATATACAAAGGAATCAACTAATATATAAGGAATCAATAGATATCAACAATAATAATCTCCAACATAGAATATATTAGTGTATATGTATATATATTATATTGTACTGTACCTTTATTTGAATTTTTCTTTGATAAATAGAAATGTTGAAAAATTTCAAAAATTTTATGTGAGGTTCTTGTAGGTTTAAAAATTTAAAAGTTAAATGAAGAGTTTAAAGAGGGAAGGAGGCGGGAAGAACACTTTGATTCTGTGGTGTCGTAATGGTATCTACTGTTTTGTTTATATTATATATAATGTATAACTTTGTTCAATGTATTTGCAGAACAAAGGTAGAATAAAAAGATATGAAAACACCAGAGGAAAAAAGGGAGGCAAGAATTGCTGCAAGGCATAGGTTACCAGAGGCAGCATTTCTTCCAAGACGTCGACCAACCACAGGTGCCGAAAAGGTTTATAGGGAAGAATTTGTAAGGTTGGCTTATTTCTTCGCATTGCTGGGAGTCACTGACGTTCAGCTCGCACAAGCATTTGATGTTCTACCAAGTACCATTGATAAATGGAAGAAATCAAAACCAGCATTTTTGAAGTCATTAAAGGAAGGAAAAATGTTGGCTGATGCCAGGGTTGCTAATTCATTATATCAGGCAGCCGTTGGGTACACTTGTCCGGAAACTGTTGTTTTGACAAATAGGAAAAAGATATTTGATGAAGAAGGTAAGGTAACCGCTGAATTTACAGAACCTTTGTTAGTGCAGATACAAAAGCATTATCCACCGAATGTCACGGCAGCGATTAAATGGTTGCAGGCAAGGAAACCGGATGTTTGGGCGGAAAGGCTTGAAATCAATGGAAAACTTTCAGTTAATCACCAATTAGATTTGTCTGAGTTTACTACAGAAGATTTGATGATACTTGACAAGCTGGCTAAAAAAGGTAAAACAGAAGAAGGCGGGTCACTTAAAATCGCATAGTTTTAAAAATGGTAATAGTGCAAAGGGTACGTAAAAATAAAATTGCAGAAGAGCTTTTGACAATCCAGAATTCAAAGGTTCTAGAAGCCCTCAGCCATCCGGCTGCTATTACTAAAGAATTGAACAATCGTTCGCTATATCATTTTTTGCAATGGGCCTGGCCAGAAATAAGTACTCAGGTTTACACTGACAATTGGCATATTCCTTATTTATGTAAAGAGCTGGAACAAATTGCAACAAGAGTTGGGGAACGTAAAAAGAAAGAGCACGATTTATTAATAAATGTACCTCCAGGTTCTACCAAGACTATTCTTTGCAGTATCATATTTCCTGTATGGTGTTGGACGAAATGGTATTGGATGCGTTTTATTACTGCTTCTTATTCTTCGACATTAGCATTAGAGTCAGCAGAGTATAGCAGAGACTTAATCAAATCTCAAAGATTTAAGGAACTTTACCCTGAACTCGATATTAAAGCAGACAAAGATACCAAGACTAATTATAGAATAGTAAAGAAGGAACCAAGTCCTATTTCTCCGCGTTATAATAGAGAATCCTTTGGAGGTAATCGTTATAGTACATCAGTAGGAGGAACATTAACAGGGTTCCACGGTGATATTCTTATTTGGGACGATGCTCTTAATCCACAACAAGCTGCTTCTGATATAGAATTAGAGAATGCTGCTCGTTGGATTGATCAAACTCTTTCTACACGTAAGACAAATAAAGAGGTTTCTGCTACGATTGGTATTATGCAGAGGCTACACCAGGATGATCCGTCAGGACATTTATTAGAGAAGAAAAAAGGTAATTTAAGACATATATGTCTTCCAGGGGAAATACTTCATTTCAAGTCTAAATTAAATCCACCAGAATTAGCAATACATTACATAGATGATTTATTTGATGTAAATCGTATGCCTTGGTCTGTTTTACAGGAATTGGAAACCGATCTTGGACAATATGGTTATGCCGGACAAATTGGTCAAGCACCGACTCCTCCAGGTGGTGGGATGTTCAAAATAGAGCATTTCCAAATGACTAATCAAATATTGGAAGAAAAGGAAAATGACATTAAATGGGTACGTTATTGGGATAAGGCAGGAAGTGCAGGAAAAGGTGCTTACACGGTAGGGGTAAAGATTGGGAAACTTAAGAGTGGTAAGTTTTTGGTGGATGACGTAAAACGTGGACAATGGAGTTCTGAACAAAGGGAAAGAATTATACGACAGACTGCTGAAGTGGATGGGAAGAAGTGTTGGGTGGTAGTTGAGCAGGAACCTGGCAGTGGTGGTAAAGAATCGGCGGAAAACACAATTCGTAATCTTGCAGGGTATCTTGTAGAAGCAGACAAGCCTACGGGGGATAAAGCAAAGCGAGCAGACCCGTTAAGTGTACAAGTAAATAATGGTAATATATTGTTGAGAATTGCAGAGTGGAACAAGGTGTATATGGATGAATTTGAATTGTTCCCAAACTCAACATATAAAGACCAGGTTGATGCCACCTCAGGTGGGTTTAATTTCTTGACAAGGAAAAAGGTAGCAAGAAGAATAACATAATGGAAAGAAAAAGGAAAATAGCACCGCAAATGAATACTGAATTAAAAAAGATGTCAGTATTTAGTGAACTGTTGGCAAGAATGACTTTTGCTAATATGTTAGGAACAGATACCTATGGTGGGACAAGGGACATTTACCAAGCACTTGGTTATCCAAAAGAAATTACTTTTTCAACTTATTGGAATCGTTATTTACGACACGATATCGCAAAAGCTATTATTGACCGCCCTGTAAAAGCATCTTGGAAAGGTACAATTGATGTAATTGAAACGATAAAAGAAGATGATAGTGAATTTGAAAAGGCTTGGAAGGAATTAGACAAAAAATTGAAATTAAAGTCTATTTTTATTCGTGCCGACAAATTAACAGGTATTGGTCGTTACTCTATTTTGTTTCTTGGATTAAGTGATGTGACTAATCGGGAAGGGCTTAAAAATCCTGTTTCAAAGTCTACAAATAAAAAATTAGAGTTATTGTATGTTAAACCTCTTTCGGAAGATCAAGCAGAAATATCAAAATATGATGAAGACCCTAAAAGTGAACGTTATGGACAACCATTGTATTATGGTGTAAAAATAACAACAGGTAATTCTGTAACGACTGTCAACGTTCATTATTCACGTGTCGTACATCTTGTAGAAGATCCTGTAGATGACGAAGTGTTTGGTACACCAAGATTACGTGCGGTATTTAATCGTTTAGTTGATTTGGAAAAGTTAGTTGGTGGTGATGCTGAAATGTTTTGGCGTGGGGCACGTCCTGGATATACTGGAGAGGTTTCACCAGATTACCAAATGACAGAGGAAATGTTTACCTCATTAAAAGAACAAATAGATGAGTTTGAAAACAATCTTCGTAGGATTCTTATTAATGAAGGAGTAAAGTATAATGCCTTGGCACAACAGATTGCAGATCCTATAAATCACGTGGATGTACAAATGCAAATGATTTCTGCTGTTACAGGTATTCCAAAACGTATCCTAACGGGTTCTGAACGTGGTGAGTTAAGTTCTGCACAAGACAAGTTGGAATGGGTTAGTTATGTAACTTCTCGTCGTGAAGAACAAAATGAACCAATGATATTACGTCCTTTTATAGACAAATGTATTGAGGTAGGTGTATTACCTGAACCAGCAACACCTTATATGATTGTATGGGACAAGATGTTTAGTCTTTCAGATAAAGAAAAAGTTGAACTTGGAAGGGTTCGTGCTGCTTCAATGAAAGAGTTTGTAATGTCTGGAATAGAGGAGTATTTACCATTAGATTTGTTCTTAAAACATTTCTTGTATTTTGATAAAAATCAGATTGAGGAAATTGTAGAAAACCGTGAACGTGCAATCGAAGAGGAAGAAGAACTTACTAAGGACGAAGAAGAGGAATTAATGGGTGGCGGAAAAGATACAGGTGGTAATACTAAGAATGCTTTAGGAGAAACACAAAATCCTAATCCTGTGAGTGGTGTGCGTAGAGTTAGTCAAATATTAAAATAGTGAAAAATAAAAATAAATGAGCTATGAGTATCAAAACAACATTGGAACAAATTGGTGCTGCGGCACAGAAGTTGAAAAATGAGGCTACAGCCGGTGGATCTCAAATGTACTATATCGGTGACGTCATTGGTGATCTGGTAGAGGTGACCGAACAAATCCACAGTCAAATGGAGAATGGAAGTGTATCCGATGATAAGC